AGAGGATAGCCGTGAAGATTGGGCTAACCTTTCTTGGAAAGCTGAAAGTTGCCTGATGACTGGTGGTGGCATCGGTGTAGATTACTCTGTTTATCGCGCTGAGGGTTCGCCTATCACGCGTACTGGCGGAAAAGCATCTGGCCCGATCCCTAAGATGAATATGATCAACGAGATTGGCCGTCGCGTAATGCAGGGCGGTTCACGTAGGTCCGCAATCTATGCAAGCCTGCGCCACTCGCACGATGATGTTCACCAGTTTCTTGCGGCCAAAGATTGGGCATCGCTACCAGTTGGAACCACCGGGTTTACTTACGCTGATGTTAAGGGGCAGGATTTCAACTTCCCTGCACCTCTTGATATGACCAATATTAGCGTGAACTACGATACGGAATGGCTACTAAACTATCGCAAGACTGGCGATGTCGGGTCTGTGTTTAAGCAGAACATTAAGCAAGCATTGCAGACTGCGGAACCCGGCTTCTCGTTCAACTTCTTTGAACATGAAAACGAGACTCTTCGCAATGCCTGTACGGAAGTGACCAGTGCTGATGACAGTGATGTTTGCAACCTTGGGAGCTTGAACTTTGGTCGTATTGAGACTATTGACCAGTTTCGTGAATTGGTAGGATTGGCTACCAAGTTCCTGATCTGTGGTACACTCAAGGCGCAGCTTCCGTATGCTAAAGTTTACGAAACGCGTGAAAAGAACCGCCGCCTAGGTTTGGGAATCATGGGTGTGCATGAGTGGCTGATTAAGCGGGGTGATCGTTACGAGGTTACGCCTGAACTGCACGATTGGCTGGCTGTTTATCGCGATGTTAGCGACGATGTAAGCCGTAAGTTTGCGGATGAAATGGGTGTAAGCCGACCTGTGGCTAATCGTGCAGTTGCTCCCACTGGCTCAATTGGGATCTTGGCAGGGACTAGTACTGGTATTGAACCTATATTCGCTGTTGCTTACAAGCGGCGTTACCTGAAGAATGGAACGGAATGGCATTATCAGTATGTGGTGGATAGTGCCGCACAAGAACTGATTGATCTTTACGATGCCGATCCTGACAAGATCGAAAGCGCGATTGATCTGGCTCAAGACTATGAGCGCCGCATAAAGTTCCAAGCTGACGTTCAGGACTACGTTGATATGTCGATCAGCAGCACGATCAACCTGCCCGCTTGGGGCACTGAGTTGAACAACGAAGATACGGTTGATGGATTCAGCGACACGCTTGCTAAGTACGCTCATCGCCTGCGTGGATTTACCTGCTATCCTGATGGTGCAAGGGGTGGACAGCCTCTAACTTCTGTGCCATACAGGGAGGCTGTAGAAAGTCTTGGTCAAGAATTCATGGAGTCAGTTGAAACACATGATATCTGTGAGATTGGTGGCAAGGGTGGTTCTTGTGGGGTTTGATGATAGTTTACAAGGTAACTAACAACGTCAACGGTAAGTCCTACATAGGGCTTACCAAAATGACCATTGATAAACGAGCCGCTTGCCATAAACACTCGGTTAAGTCAGGTTCAGGTACGTACTTTCATAATGCACTAAGAAAGTATGGATTTGATAATTTTTCATGGAAGGTTGTTGCTTACTGTCAGTCTGAAGAAGAGATGCGCCAGATAGAATATGACTTGATAAAGTACTACAAGCATATTGGGTGCTACAATCTGGCTGATGGAGGCTCTGGAGGTTATGTTGTTCCGGATCATCAAAGGGATGAGTGGAGAGCAAAACTTAGCGCAGCACGAAGAGGGAGAAAGCCTGCTCTTGGTATGAAGCACACAGATGCGAACAGGGCTTTCTTTGCAGAGTGCAACAAGAGGAAAGTACCAACATATCCTGGGCTTGACGCTATCAACACCAGCTTCAAAGATGCCTCAAGAGAAACTGGTATATCTAAAACTCACTTCTATAGACTAAGAAAAAAGCAGATGAGCGATCTAACCGCTTGACAACCGCGCCGACTGCTGTAATGTGGGCGGCGTGTTACATGCCGTGGAGGGCAAACAAATGAATATCAAACGAGACGCTGAACTGAATTTCGCAACCTATGGAGTTTTTAGCTTTGTGCTTGCTTGCATATGTGTTTCTCACATAGAGTTTGGATGGTTTTCAAAGGATTTCGTTGTTTGGATGATTGCTTGTTGGATTGTGGCGCTGCCAATTATGTTCTGTATTGATGTTATGCGGTGGCTGTTCTGGAAGTTCCAGCAATGAAAATCGCAGAAATCACGTTCATCCTTGATGGCGGCAGGGTCTATACTGATTTTGTGCCAACCAAGTCAGAAAAGAAGATCGCCAAGTATATTGGCAAGGGCATGAAGCTTAAGGAGTGGATCATGGGGCCGATGCGTATGATGACCAGCGCGGTTGTTGGGATTGAAGTTGACATGCACGAGGTCCACTGATGATTAGTGCGCAATTAGTGGATTGGATGGGCGATGATAACAGCATCACGAACGCGGCCCGTGTCAGCTTCGCAAAGGAGGCAAGCAACTACACGGAAGAGCAGAACCACCGCCTCATCAATTTCCTAGCCCGTGAGCGGCATGAACTGCCATTCGCTCATACGGCGATCACGCTGCGGTGTAGCGCGCCTGTGCCGATCCGCACGCAATGCTTCAAGTCAAAGGTTGGCTTTGTCGAGAATGAGGAAAGCCGCCGGTATATCACCAGTACGCCGGAATTGTTTGTGCCTGATGCGTTTCGGTCGGCGGTGAAGGATAAGAAGCAGGGTAGTGGTGGGGTGCATCCGTTCAGTGAGCAGTTCAAAAAAGACTACATCGATCAATGCACAGACGCGATCCAGCTTTACGAGGATATGATTGAGGAAGGCATCTGCCCCGAACAAGCACGCTTCATCCTGCCGCAAGGCATCATGGTAAACTGGATCTGGACCGGCAGCCTTCTGGCCTATTCGCGCTTCTGCAAACTGCGGCTTAAACCGGACGCCCAAGTGGAGGTGCGGGTTATTGCTGAACAGGTGTCTGATATTATGGCCGGGCTTTACCCAGTGTCTTGGGCTGCACTACAGGAGGAATACAAGTGAATCTGAACATAGAACAAAAAAACCTATCCGACCTGCTATCCAAAGCGGTCAACCTAGTTGAGAAGCGTGGCACGATCCCCATCCTTAGCAACGTCCTGCTGTCCACCGATGACGGAAAGCTGACGTGCACCGCGACAGACATGGACGCCAGCGTAACCGCCACCACTGACGCCACTGTAGCCGTGCATGGCGCAACCACGGTCAACGCGGCGCTGTTCGCGCAGGTCGTCAACAAGCTTCCCAAGGGAAAGCTGATCACGCTGTCTGAGGCTGATGGCAAGCTAACAGTTCAGTCGGGCAGCGCGACGTTCGACTTCGCCACGCTGCCCGCAGAGGACTTCCCAGAGTTGGCATCGGATACGTTTGAAGCCAGTTTTGATTGCACTGGCGATGACTTCAAGCGACTGTTTGCCTTGTCGGCATTCTGTCAGTCCACGGAGTCCACAAGGTACTACCTGAATGGTGTATACCTGCACAGCCATGAAGGTCACGCGCGGGCTGTTGCTACTGATGGGCACCGACTAGCACGGATCGACAGCGCTATTAAGGCTGAGTTTCCCGGAATTATCGTGCCTCGAAAGATCGTGGGGGAACTTGTGAAGCTGCTTGGCGAGGATACGGTTGCAGTACAGGTCAGCGCGACAAAGTTGCGCGTTACTAGCGGCGATGTTGTGATCCTGTCGAAGACCGTGGATGGGACTTTTCCTGCGTATGAGCGCGTCGTGCCTAAATCCAACCACAACCTGTTCACGGCCAACGCTGACGATATGAAAGCCGCATCGGATCTGGTGGCGCTGATGTCTAGTGAGCGAACTAAGTCAGTTCGCATGTCGTTCGCGGGCGGGGAATGCAAGCTGGAGGTTGCGGGCGCTGACAGCAACAAGGGCGGTGAGGTTGTCTCGGTTGTTCAGGATGGGGAGGATATGGTGATCGGGTTCAACGCGCGATACTTGGCCGATGCGTTGGCCCACGTGGATTCCGACAACGTGGTTCTGCGACTAGGGAGCAATGGTGAGGCGGCGGTTATCCAGCCGGAAGGCGATGATAATGTGATGTATGTGGTGATGCCGGTTCGTATTGGCGCTTGACACTGTGAATGCCCTGCTGTAATGGTGGGGCATCACTTATTCATGGAGGATGTGATATGGACGACCTTACGCTTTCGACTAAAGAAATCTGCCCAATCATGGTTGATGTAGTGAACGCAATGCTTGAAGCAGGAATTGATGTCACTGAAACAAAAAATGCCTTTGCACTTTTTTCTGTCGGGCACGCTATGCTTCTTGAAGCAGGAGTAACACCTTTTGATGATGATGTTCAGCAAGGTACTGAAATGCTGTCCGATGCATTTACGGACGCTCTAGTGAAGAAATATGGTTAAAAAAAGGGGGCGCTAAGCCCCCTTTCCTTTTGCCGCTGCCTCGCCTGCCAGTGAAGCATAAGCCGCACCATCCACAAACGAGTCTGCCCGATAACCGCCTTGGTTCGAGCGCACCATCTTAAGCAATTCCATGAACTGCCACCCCTGCTGCTCCGACATCTGAATC